CAGCGAGTACAGCGCAACCGCTAACTCAAACACAGATGTAGCATCAATCAACATTGATGAGGGCTGCGCTCCGAGTGGCATCAATAACGCCATTCGTGCCATCATGGGCCATCTGAAAGACTTTCAGAGTGGTACATCAAACGACCCGTTTACCGTTGGCTCTAGCGGCTCTCTAACGCTGTCCTACGGCACGGCCAATGGCGTTGCCTATCTCAATGGCGCCAAGGTGCTGACTACGGGTAGTGCGCTGACTTTTGATGGGACTACATTTGTTCTAAATAATGGAAGCATAAGGGCAAATAACACAATTGGTTATTACACCAATTTGACTGCAACAGGGTTGACAAACTTTGCAACCTCAATGGATTTTAATTCTGTGGCAAGCCACATTTTTTCAATTAACTCATCAGAAATATTTAGAACAACCAGCACAAGCCTATACACCGCAAGCACAATCAATGTGGGTATTGGGACGAGTTCGCCATCAAACAAACTAACAGTAAAGCCATCCGCAACATCAAGCGGCACTTTGGATGTTCTGACAGGTAGCACTAACACTGATTCTGTTCGCATAAGTGGTGGTGGCACTGTTAATACTTGGCTTGAAATGCGAGGGTATCTTGGCATTAAGCTGTATTCAGATGCAACCAACACCGTAACAGTTGATGCCAGCGGTAACTTGGGTATTGGGACTACTACTCCAACTTCAACATATAGCGCAAGGCTTGCATCTCTTGCGGCGGCAGGAACAACCGCTTTGGCACTTGATGCCCCAACTGGAACAAATACAAGCATCAACTGGTATTACAACGGCACAGCAAAATGGTCTACGCAAGTCCTGACAACTGGTGAATATCGTTGGTATGACTTTGTTGCTGGCTCAACGCGCATGACCCTTGATGCAAGCGGTAGATTGGGTGTTGGTTATACGGCTCCAACAGCGCAACTTGTTGTTGGTGGGGCCGGAGCCGCAGGCTGGTTAAATGGCGCTAGAAATACTCTGCAATTAAGATTTAACGCTTCATCAGCTAATCAATCTAATTTTATTTCTTTTGGCTCTGCAAATAATGAACAATATTGTTTTATTGGAAATGATATAAATGCTGATGGAACAACAGTAAATCAATTGAATGTTCAAGCTGGCGCAAGTGGCGGTGTATTTCTTGCGAACACTGGCACATCATGGACTGCTGTTTCTGATGAGCGTAATAAAGATATTATTGAACCAATTACAGATGCTATGGCTAAAGTTGCTACGCTTCGTTCGGTAATTGGCAAGTACAAAACTGATGAACAAGATAAAAGGCGCACATTTTTAATTGCTCAAGATGTTCAAGCTGTATTGCCAGAAGCTATAACAGTTGGAAGTGATGAGAATTCCACTTTGGGGCTTTCTTATACAGACACGATTCCTCTATTGGTTGCAGCAATCAAAGAACTTAAAGCGGAATTTGATGCCTACAAAGCATCTCAACCTTAAACCCTAAAGGAGTTAAACCATGACAATCGTTTGGAACATTTCCCAACTTGACCGACAAACCTCAGATGGTTTTGTCACAACCGCACATTGGCAAGCAAATGCAACAGATGGGGATTACTCTGCATCTGTGTATAGCATTTGTTCATGGAGTGAAGGCACTGCAACCATTCCCTATGCCTCTCTAACCAAAGAAACTGTCTTAGGATGGATATGGGCCAATGGTGTGGATAAGGCGGCTGTAGAGGCTTCCTTAGAGGCTCAGATTGCCGAACAAAAGGCTCCTAAGATCGCAAGGGGTTTACCTTGGAACTGAAACTAACATTGACCGTAGAAGAAGTAAATAGCATCCTTCATGTATTGGGCGAACTTCCCACCCGCATGAATGCCTATCCTCTATTGATGAAGATCAAAGAGCAAGCGGAGGCTCAATTACCGAAAGAGCAAAGTGAGTGAAGAAGTGGATAAAAGGTTAGCAGTGCATGAGGCGATATGCGCTGAACGCTACATCAAGATAGTTGACCAACTGTCTGATGGGTCTAAGCGCATGAACAAGATTGAATACTTGCTTTATGCTGTGATTCTTGCTGTGTTGCTTGGCCCCGGCGTAGCTGCTGACTTTGTAAAGAAGCTAGTGGGGTTGTGAAATTGACCCTCTCACGCTTTTGGCGATGGCAAACGGATGCGTTGCTGCCATCCGAAAAGGGTGTGAACTCTACAAAGATGTTAAGGGAACAATTGCAGCGGCGCAAAAGACTGCTAAGGAAGTCACTGCCATTGCAGAGGAGGTTGGTGGGTTCTTTGGTTTCTTCAAGTCGAAGAAAAAGCCTACTGATAAACCCGTTGCTCAAGTCAAGCCAAAGAAGGCAGAACCCGAAGTATGGGACGAAGGTAAGGTCGTTGCTGATTTGGCGGCTAATCTCGGACAGTTCTTCAAGATTCAGCAACAGCTTGCAGACCACATTCGAGAAGAAGAAGAAAAGTCTAAGAATGTTTATGACCCAGATCAAAACATCATGGAATCTGCTCTTAACCGAGAATTGGCAAAAACTCAGTTTGAAAAGCTATCTAAGGAAATTAGAGAGATCATGGTGTATCAAAGCCCCCCCGAATTAGGGAACTTGTACACCCGTGTAAATCAGATGAGGGTGCAGATCATTGAAGAACAAGAGCAAGCAAGATTGGCACAAGAAAAAAAGATTCGTGAAACAGAATGGCAAAGGCGCAAAGTGATTTCAGCGATTCAAGACAAAGCGATCTACGGGGTGGCTTGTCTAGTATTTCTGCTGTATCTCGTTTTGTTTTTCAGTTTACTCGTTATGGACAGAAAAGTCAGATGGGGTTTCTAGTCGCGCTCATTGCAATGGTGATTGTGTTCGCCTTGATGCTTCCATTGATTGGCAGTATCTACTATGACACATTAGCTGTGCAGAAAGAAAGCAAAATGCAGATTGAGCGCATGGAGCGACTTCGCCAACAGTTGGAGTATGAACGGCAACAATTGGACAGACTCAAAAATGAATCAAAATAAATTCTTGTGGATTGTGATTGCTATATCCATTGCGGTGGTTTTACTTATGAGTGGATGTGAGGACAGATACCGCTATGTTTGTCAGAACCCCGATAAGTTCGATCTACCGGAATGTCAAAAGCCAAAGTGCTTATTCACCCAAACATGCCCCGAGTATCTTGTCGCCCCAATTCTGACAAACAAGATTGAACCCCCAAAGGTTGAAAAGGTTGAAGATGACAAAAAGTAAATACACTCCCGAAGATTTAGAAGTCCGGATTTGGGGCTTTGTAGTGGTGATGATTACCATCATTCTTTTTGGAATCGTTTTTGCACTTCTCTATAGTGTTACTTTTGTTGTCCAACCGATCAAGAGCATGGCCCCCATCGATCAAGCCTACACAAAGATGCTGAACGACATTGTTCTTCTCATTGTTGGCGGCATCGGTGGCATCGTTGGCAAACGCGCTGTGGGGGCCGTTACCAACACCGTAAGCCCAACACCTCCCGCTACAGTTTCAACGCCTCCTACGCCCGTTTCTGTGCCTTCTAGCCCACCTTCTACGCCATCCGGTGCTCTGCCCGTGTGGGTCAATCCTCCTTTGGATGAAAGTTGGACCCCCCCACCTCCCCCCACTACTCCACCCCAACACTTAGAGTCTGATTCTGTGCGGGAAGAAATCGCTGCTGCTCGGCATGAGGTGAAGAATGCTTAACCCATACTTCATCATTGGGGCGATGATTGCTGTGGGCGGTGCTTACGGCTACGGGCATCATGTTGGGTGGGGTGATCGTGACGCTGAAATGCAAGTTGAGATTGCTAAAAAGAATGATGAAGCGCGAGAGAAAGAGCGCGAACTTGCCCAACAATTGAACGAACAATCAACCAAACTTTCGGAGGCCAATAATGTCATCACTCAAAAACAGTCTTCTCTTGATCGTGCTATTCGTGATGGTCGGCTGCGGCTCCCGTCCACAAGTTGCGTACAAGCCACCACAAATGCCCCCACTCCCACCGGAGATAGCCCAAAAGAAAGAAGTGAACCTAACAGACCGATTTATGAAACTACTGACTCCGAACGAGCAACCCTTGCAGCAATCGCCGAAATCATCGCCCAAGGCGACAGAAACACGGCCCAATTGAACGCGTGTATTGACTCGTACAACAAAGTGATGGAGGTGATGAATGCTAACCGCTGACCAACTGAAAAAACTCCACATTGGGGCTGAATGGGTCGATGCACTCAATGAGACATTTGACAGATTCAATATCTCCACCAAACGCCAACAAGCTGCCTTCATCGGGCAATGCGGACATGAATGCGGACACTTCAAGACATTGGAAGAAAACCTAAATTACCGCGCTGAAACGCTCATGAAGCTGTGGCCTAAAAGGTTTCCCACTTTGGACTTTGCTAATCAGTACGCACGAAACCCTAAGAAGATCGCCAATATGGTCTATGCCAACCGCATGGGCAACCGTGACGAAGCAAGCGGGGATGGATGGCGTTTTCGCGGTAGGGGTGCAGTCCAATTGACCGGACATAGCGGGTACTACCATGCCGGACAAGCATTAGGGGCTGATTTCGTGATGGAACCCGATCTAGTCGCCACACCCAAATACGCGGCACTTACAGCGGGTTGGTTTTGGTCTACGCATGACTGCAACCGTCTAGCAGAGGAGGCTAATTGGACGGGTCTTACAAAGAAGATCAACGGCGGGACTATCGGTCTTGACGATAGGATTAACCACACTAATCAAGCCTTATCAGTTTTGTCATAACAACTTAACAATAAAACAATCCAATGCGCTAATGATTATTCGCGCAGACACCCGCAAAGATTCAGTACAAGACAGACTTTCTGCACTACAAAATATCTGTTTACCGTATGACAAGCCCGATGATACAAATTTTGGGACTTGGTGGATTGCTACTAAAAATGGTGTGGATATTGGTTTCGCGGGTCTTGTTCGCTCTGTGCGGTGGGCTGATTGTGGCTACCTTTGTCGTGCTGGTGTTATTCCTTCTCAGCGTGGACAAGGACTACAGAAAAAGTTTATTCGTGTCCGAATTAGACAAGCGAAAGCTATTGGGTGGAAATGGTTAGTTTCTGACACAAGATTCAATCCTGCTTCTGCCAACAGTTTGATAGCTTGCGGTTTCAAAATGTTTGAACCTTCTAAACCGTGGGGTTGCAAAGACACCCTTTATTGGCGAAAGAAACTGTAATGGCTATTACTAATTTTTCTGACGATCAAGTCATTCAAGCTATTCAAAGTAGCGGCTCAATGGACAAAGCAAGCAGGATGCTAAACATTGATATTTCCGCGCTTTATAAGCGGCGCAGACGAATTGAACATAAAACTAAACAAAAGATTGAAGCACCTCAAGCGGAAAAGAACAATCAATACGCACATTTTCAAATTTCATTAACCCATCCGCATAGCAACAATTTGGGTATCCTTAACGGGACAGTGATTGTTTTTTCTGATGCACACTTTTGGCCCGGCATCCACTCTACTGCTTACAGAGGTCTTTTATGGGCCATCAAAGAACTGAAACCCAATGTTGTAATTGCCAATGGCGACATTTTTGATGGTGCTGGAATATCTAGGCATCCACGAATTGGCTGGAGTAAAGCACCCACAGTCATTGAAGAACTAAAGGCGTGTACTTTGGCGATGGGAGAGATTGAAGAAACGGCTAAAAAGGCCCGTCACAACGTCAAACTGATATGGCCTTTAGGCAATCACGATGCGCGGTTTGAGACCTTTCTAGCGGCTAATGCGCCCCAGTATGAGCAAGTAAAGGGCTTTAGCTTGAAAGACCATTTCCTAAGTTGGGAACCATGTTGGTCAGTATGGCTAAATGAATCCACTGTTGTTAAACATCGATTCAAGGGTGGTATCCACGCAACACACAATAATACGATGTGGGCAGGTACTAACATTGTCACGGGACATTTGCATAGCTTAAAAGTCACTCCATTCTCTGACTACAACGGCGTGAGATACGGCATCGATACTGGAACCCTTGCGGAACCTTATGGCCCACAGTTTGAGGACTACACAGAAAAAGGCCCACTTAACTGGAGATCGGGCTTTGCGGTGCTAAATTTTCACAATGGCAAGTTACTGCTTCCCGAACTGGTGACAACACACGGCCCCGATTCCATTGAATTTAGAGGCCGCGTGATTCCGCTTACTTAACTTCTTCTGCGTCATCTTCCGCGTCATCTTCCGCGTCATCTTCATCGATTTCGCTATCGTCAAAAACGACCGGATTCCACGCACCAATCCAACCCTCTGACTCTTGGAATTCGACAAATTCCTTAATGACTTCAATGATTGCAAAGTCGTTTGTTTCAATGGTCAACTTGCTATCACCAAGCCAACCCATTTCGATTTCAATCTTGTACATGATTTTCTCCTTAAACTGCGGATTGCAGCCAAAGCATATTATGGTCAGCACATGACACAATTATTTGGGAAATTACTATTGCTAAGAATTCTTTTTAGTCTTGTACCGGTTGACCATTCTAAGTACTGTCTCATGTGAGATAAAGCGATGCCCGTTGTAGCACTCCCTTCGTCTGACAAGCATATTCTCAACGGTCTTAGTGTGTTGAACAAACGAGATTGCACCGCACTCGGGGCACTTCATGCCACTATTGTTTGTACTCTTAGGATTCATTGAGAGCAAGCCAAACCATAAAGCAAACGCTACCAATGGCTAACGCAATGCCAACAAAGCCTATGGCAAAGATGGTGATTACAGTTTCAATCACATCACACCCCGCATTTCCCAACCTGCTAGAAAGTAGTTCCATCGGGTAGTGATAGCAGAGTTTGTAAACTTCTTCCCGTCCCAATGAAGTTCATCCGGTGTGTAACCTTTGCCCGTCATGAGGGCTATAAATACTTGTCTAGCTTTCATGTCTTCTCCTTGAGTTTGGCTTCAATGGTCAACACATTGATGCAGTACGACCAGCTTTGCCAGTTCATACATCCATACGGCATGTTGGTTGTCTACATGTGACGAAAGTGTTTTAAGTTCATCATCTTCATAAAACAACACAATGCAAGACTGGTCAGGCTGTATGCGTTCTATTGCATGGGTGAGCATGGCAGTAGCATCCCAATCTTTAAGGTGATGTACTTTCATGTGCCCTCCTTTGGTGGTGTGCAAGTGTGAATGGTGATTAAGTCTGGTGTGCGCTTACCGCAGCGGGGGCAGAAGTTGCGCTCTTGCTCAATCTCTTGCCCCAACCTTTGCACTTTACGCATGGGGTCTGCCAATGCCCTCTCTGCTACCAGTTTGGCAAAGGCTACAAGTGCCTCAGAGTAAATGCCATCAAGGTGTGGACGCATATCAATCAATCCGCATTCTTGCGCCATCTCAATGATTTCATCTTGTGTCATGCTTGTCCCCTTGCTTTCAACATTTTCAGCGTATCGGATTATTTGGTGTTTGCGCGACCCTTGAAGACCCCAATCGCCTTGTCTGCGACTGAGTTCTTCAAACGCTTCATCTTCCGGACTCAAAATCCAATGTCCTCATCTGCGGGAAACCCTTTCGGCTCTTGTGGCTTTGGGTCTTTACAACTTAACCAACCATTCCAATTGCCACCGGCAGGGAGAGAGTCAATCTTGATAGTCATCTTGTTACCGTCTTGATATAAACCACCAACCAAAACCCACCGGTTCTTTTCCTCACCATCTTGATTTTTGTATGTGCCATTTGAGGCGATGAGGTCTTTAATCTTTTTCATTTTTTTCTTTCAAAAGTAAGTTAAGTTTTTCGTCAAGGTCGGAGAGAAACTTCACCACTTCGGTATCCATTTCGCTGATTAGCTTCTCGTCTCGCTCGACTCGTTTGGTGAACATTTCCAACCCCTTTAGTCTCGGGTCAAAGGAAATGAAATCACACCATTCTTTTCCGGTACATCTAAGCTGAAACTGAATCTGCTTTATGTACTTTGCGGGGACTTTTTTGTTTAGCAGTGTGTCAATGTGGGTGGATGTATTGGGACATTTAATCTCGATGATTCCATTGCCCACAATCCCATCGGGAGAGGCTCCGGCTTTCTCAATGTCCGGATGAGCAATGAACCCCACTTGATCGACCAACACTGAATTGACCATTTCATAGTGCGCTCGGGCCATTGGCTCGGTCTCTGTACCCCATGCCATTGACGCATTAGTAAACGACTCAGCTACTTCACCCGTTAAACGCTCACAAATCAGTTGGGCCATGTAATCGTCCCGTGACGCACCATAACCCCCCGTCTTTAGCTTTGCCATCACATCGGAGACGCGAGAGGCGGTTACCTTACCCAAACGAGCGGCGAACCATTCCGGTGAACCTTGTTCCATTACAGACTCGCTTTCTTCAAGTCTTTGGCTACGATGATGGCGTTCTTTGCAGATGCATCATGTCCGGCTACCTTGATGGCCTCAAAGTAAGCTTCCTTCAATTCTTCCTCTGTGGTGGCTGCATCAATGGAAGCGATTAGCGGGGTAATGAGAACGGGCTTCTCGGGCTTTTTGCTTGCAGCATTACCATCATCATCTTCCGGTGCAATGCCACACGCTGCCATGAGGGAACCTCTCCGCGCATAAGTCAAAGCACTCATGTGACCTTGAGGGTCGGCTTTGCTTGCGGGGAAGTGCAAGATGCCACACTCCAACATTTCGCCGGACTCATGAACAAACATCGTTTCAACCATCACACCGTTTTCACAGTCGTATGACTTTTGAATCAATGCAATACCGTTATCGTTTAAAGCCCCCATAACGGCCTCAACGCAAGCGGATAGGTCTGCATAGCGTGATTTGAAATGAGGGTTCGTAGAGGTCTTTAAAGCGGGGCCAAAAGCCTTTTGTGCTTTGACCAAAGCGGTAGCGATTTCTTTCATTTGGAATCCTTTGCAATGAGTTCGGTTTGTAGGTTTTTGATTTCTTCGCGTGAGTTCTCGATGTGGTTGACCAACACGCGAATATGGCCTTCCAACAATTGAATGCGGTAAAGCAGTCTTTCAAGTTGATCGGCATCATGCTCACGGTATAAAGTCTCTGATGTTTGTTTGACAGAATTGATGATGTAATCAGCATCCATTAGGGTCTCCAAATAAAACAATCAAGGGCAATCACGATAAGGGCTAAGAGGCTCACCACACGCACTACCTTATCTGCAATGGTCAATTGCGCTACATGAATCTCAATGCAAGACCCGTTCTCCATACTGTTGGGGAATGCTTCGTTGAATGTGCGGGGGAATTTGGTTCTGTTAAGCATGAAAGTCCTCCAACATGGCGATGTGGTGTTTCTTGATCTGCGAGTAGATCGATGCTTGATCTGCTGCGGTGAGTTCGTATGTCACTTCAGTACCGGCGGGTTCACCTTCAAATGCTTCGGTGGTGTATGCGAACCAATCGTAGACTTCGGAGAGGCCAACAGAATCATCTGCTTCAAAGTAGTCAAACTCGACCGTGAGATAACCGTAGTCGATGCTGTGGACTTCGGTGGAGTAGGTTAGATTTTTCATGTGCTTCCTCTTAGCTTTTAAAGATTTGGCAATGGCAACCTTGTTTCACCATAAGCGAAAGAAATCCAAGTGCTTTGGTAATTGAGGTGAACTCCATGTGCGACCAATCACCTTGTGCATTTGTTTTGCTGAATTCAACAATGTAAGTAGGTTTCATCTTTGCTTTCCAATAGACCCTATGCGATGTGCTGGGGAATAGAGATATTCTCAGTCCTAAATGTAGTAAACCAATGTAGGATAAACCCTAATGTGCAAAAATACAACATCTAGCACAATAAATCATGTTTCCACATTGCTTTCCCTCTGAGACGCACTACCGTGAATGGGTCAATTACGCCAAAATCGTAGCTGAACCCGTACACATCTGTGAGGACTGCACTAAGGATTTTCAGAGGGAAATGCTCTTAGAGGAACGGTGCAAACCCTCCCCGAAGTGGTGGATTGGAAAAAAAGTTTCAGACCCTATTGCATAGATGTTTGAAGTTGGGTTAAGATTCTCCTCAGACGCTTGGCGGCGTTATCACAGTAGGGTTACACATGAAGTCTGCTGGTACTGTGCCAGTCCGCCAACATCCGAAAGGGTGAGACTTCAGGTGTAGCCCTTTTTTTTGGGCAAAAAATGGAAATTAAAAATTGGTCTAAGTTCCAACATTTCAAAGACCGAAAGCCACCTTGGGTAAAGCTGTATCGTGATCTGTTGGACGATATTGAATGGCATGAACTTGACCCCAAAGCTGCCAAAGTGTTAGTGATGCTGTGGCTGATAGCAAGTGAGGACGATGGACACATCCCACCCATCAAACAATTGGCTTTTAGGCTAAGAATGTCAGAAAAGGATACCGAAGTATGCGTTTCCAAGTTGTCTCACTGGATGATACAAGATGATATCAACACGATATCAGAGCAATATCAAAGTGATAGTCTAGAGACAGAGAGAGAGACAGAGAAAGAGGAGAGACAGAAAGCCACTGTCGTGGCAACGCCTACCGGCGTATCTGATTCTGTTTGGCAAGACTTCAAAACCCTCCGCAAAGCAAAGAAGGCTCCCATCACGCAACGGGCCATTGATGGCATCAAGTCCGAAGCGGAGAAAGCGGGGTGGTCGATGGAGCAAGCATTGTCCGAATGTTGTGTTCGAGGTTGGCAAGCCTTTAAAGCCGAGTGGGTGGCTCCAAAGCCGACATTTGCTGACATTGTCAAAGTCACAGTGCCAAGCAAGACAGAGCGAGACCCCGCGCTTGTCAAACTGGACGAAGATAGGGTACGAACTGGCCCACCTCCGGCTGAGATACGCGCCCAAATAATGCAAGCACTGAAAGGTAAGGTGATATGAATGAGTTGGCTCTTTTCGCGGGTGCTGGTGGAGGAATACTTGGGGGAAAACTTCTCGGATGGCGAACAGTCTGCGCCGTTGAATGGGAACCCTACCCCGCAAGCGTACTGCTCGCCCGACAAAATGATGGAAGTCTCCCGCCTTTCCCGATTTGGGATGATGTTCAAACCTTTGATGGAAAACCGTGGAGAGGAATTGTTGATGTCGTATCGGGCGGCTTTCCTTGCCAAGACATTAGTTCAGTCGGAAAAGGTGCAGGAATCGAAGGAGAGCGCAGCGGAATGTGGGGACAAATGGCGCGCATCATTCACGAAGTACGACCTCGATACGCATTCGTGGAAAACTCACCAATGCTCACTTCTCGGGGGCTTGGACGAGTTCTCGGAGACTTGGCCTCAATGGGGTTTGATGCGAGATGGGGAGTGTTGGGAGCAGGAGACATTGGCGCACCACATCAAAGGAACAGAATCTGGCTCGTGGCTTCCAACACCGTTAACTTCAGATTACAAAAAAATAACGAGGAACAAGGAATATCACCTAAAAAGAAATTTCGATCTGCCGAACAAATTGGTTCAGATTGGGCATCCCCCTTCAAAGAATGGAGGATGGGGGTGGTTCCATCCGGTCTTATCAGAGTCGATGATGGGATGGCCGACCGGGTGGACAGAGTTAAAGCCATTGGAAATGGACAAGTCCCAATTTGTGCAGCAACCGCATGGAGAATCTTGAATGACTAAAGAACAAGCACACGCACTGCTCAACTTCGTCAAGTTGGGGTTTGCAATCCCCGCATGGCGAATCAACAAAGCATTGACCATTACGGGGGACTTGAATGCTCAACGAGTTAGCCGATCACTATGCCCAACTAGCAATGACGAAGGGCTGGACAGAGTACACACGCCATCGGGTGAAGGAACTACGCGATTCGAACGATATGTGGAAAGAATTACCCCGCATGGTGAAGGAGCGCATTGATGGACATAAACACGCCGAGAGGACGCGAATCGCTGAAAGCGGAACACCGAGCGATGGAGATATTCGCTAAACACTTTCCGGATTACGAATACTGCGAAACACCAAAAGACAAACCCGCAGACATTGACGCGATCTTGATTAAACAAAATCAGATCATGCGGGTGGTCGAAACCAAATGCAGAGATATGACCATTGAAGAATTTATCGGACGATTTAACTATCAGTGGTTGGTGACATTTGATAAATTGGAAAAGGGTAAGCAAATTGCAAAAGCATTATGTGTCCCGTTCACCGGATTTTTATATCTGAATCAATCTCAGATTTTGCTTGTTCAACAAATATCAAACCATATCGGTTATGTGCCGGAGATCACGATATTCCAAACCGCGACACAGAAAAATATAAATGGCGGTCGAATAACTCGATCAAACGCATATATCGACATGAGCAACGCGACACAATTAAAATGATTCAAATCCATTTCACTGTCCCACAAGTCGCCGGAAAGGGTAGACCCCGCTTTGCCCGACAAGGAACCTTCGTCAAAACTTACACCGATTCCAAGACTTTGACCTACGAGAAGTCAATCCAAACCTATGCCAAGCAAGCGATGGGGTCTACAAGCCCTCTAATCGGGGCTGTAGCGGCTTATTTGCACATCCGAATACCCATACCGCCATCGTACTCAAAAACGCGCCAAAAGGCTTGTATTGAAGGAACCGAACGCCCAACCAAAAAGCCCGACATTGACAACATCGTCAAAGCGGTATTGGATGGCATGAATGGGATTGTGTATGTTGATGACAAACAAGTGGTGGATTTAAATTTAACAAAGGTTTATTCCGCAACAGAGGGAATAGATATTATGGTGATGGAAATATGAACTACACTTTATATAACCCACAACAAGGACACGCAGTTTTAAAAGACTTGTGGCCTCAAATCAAAGCCACATTGATGGCGGGACAGAAATTAAGGATTGAGGTAAAACAATCTCGGCGCAGTGCTGAACAGAACGATATGTTTCACGGGATTATTCACAAGATACATATTGCGATGAAAGCTGTGGGTTCTAAATGGACTGCGGACGATTGGAAACGATTATTAATCGACCAATGGGCGCATGAGACTAATCGCAAGATTGGGAAGGTGGCCCCCTCACTTGATGGCGAACGGGTGGTTCAATTGGGGTTGCAGTCGCACAAGTTCTCGATTGAAGACGGGTCAGAGTTCATTGAGTGGTTGTTGGCATGGGCCGCACAAAAGGAAATTGATGTAAACTAATTTTGTTGGTGTAAACGGCTTGGCCCCGTGGTGCTTTTATTCAGTTGCTACCTACCCTGCCGCATGGGAGACACCAACACCCAAAAGGACACACATGGGCTTGATGTTTCCTAAATATAACTATTACCGCAGCAAGACTCACCTCAAGAATGTGGCCTCTTTGCTTTGTCAGCACTGCGGACGGGATGGGTCGGTGCAAGCGGCGCACTCCAATTGGTCAGAACATGGTAAGGGTCGGGGCATCAAAGCAAGCGACATATATACAGCGGCACTCTGTCAAGACTGCCATCAAGAGCTAGATCAAGGAAATCACCTCTCCAAAGAGGAAAGAAAGCGGATGTGGGTTGAGGCTCACAAGAAGACGGTATTCACGATGACGATGCTAGACCTATGGCCTAGAGACATTGGAATTCCGCTAGAATATGATTAACCGATGCTGGTGGCCTTCCTCCCACAAGTGAACAGTCTGAGGCCGGGGCTTCGGCCCCTCTTTTTTAAAGGGTTTATATGACCGGACTTCTAGCCCCCGCTGCTGAAATCAGCATCGAGATCAAACAAAGTAAAGCAATGGACGATGAAGGCGATTCTTGTCCCGTTGCCACACAAGATGTTGAAGTCAACCTCAAGTGTCGCCAAAAGGCCATTGACAAAGCGATGTATGGCCCGATGAACCCCAACGAACCGAATAACGACTATTGGCGCAAGCTGGCAGAGGGTTGGCGTTTGTCTGCTGGACAAGCGAAAAAATCCACTTGCGGTAACTGCGCGGCATTCATTCAGACCTCTAAGATGCTGGACTGCATCGATAAGGGCATGGGCAAAGATTCAGACGCATGGGATGTGATTGATGCTGGCGACTTAGGCTATTGTGAGTTGTTTCACTTCAAATGTGCATCAAAGCGCACTTGCTCGGCATGGATTGTTGGTGGCCCAATTACTGATGACATGGAAGGTGAAGAATCATGATGAAAGTCTCGGAAGCAATGCAAAAGAAGGTCGGCAAGGTCATGGGCGAATACAAGCGCGGTGACTTGACCTCTAACAAGAAGGTCGTGAAAAACCCCAAGCAAGCTATTGCAATCGCAATGAGTGAAGCAAAGATGCCGATGCGGGGCCAACGCACAGCAACCAATAAGGCTAAAAAATGAAGGGCTTGTATGCCAACATCAATGCCAAACAAGACCGCATCAAGGCTCAAAAGGCTGCGGGTGTAAAGCCCGAGCGCATGAGAAAAGTCGGTAGTAAGGGTGCGCCCACTGCGGCTGCATTCAAGGCCGCTGCTAAAACCGCAAAGAAATGATTAAGCGCGGCAAAGAATCTTTCGCGGGGTACAACGCCCCAAAGAAGACCCCTTCCCACCCGACAAAGAGTCATGCGGTGCTGGCAAAGAGTGGGGACGAAGTGAAGCTGATTCGATTCGGTCAGCAAGGTGTAAAAGGTTCGCCGGATGGCACAAAGAGAAACGAAGCATTCAAGGCCCGACACGCTGAGAACATTGCAAAAGGCAAGATGAGTGCGGCATATTGGAGTAATCGCGTTAAGTGGTGAGTCTGTTAAACTAAGCACTGACCAACAAGCCATAAGGAATTGGTAATGCAAAAGCAAACAATGCTAACTATAGTAGCTAAAGATAGCAAGGGTGCTATATGAGTGGCGCAAGACTCGGCGGTAGGGCCGCTGGAACGCCCAACAAGGCCACATCTGAGGCAAGACAAGCCATAGCTACTTTTGTAGATGGAAACGCTTGGAGGCTCTCTATTTGGCTCGACAAGGTAGCAGAAGGCGACCCCGAGCATGACATAAAGCCAAACCCCGCAAAGGCATTTGAGTTATTCCAATCAGTGGTGGAGTATCACATTCCAAAGCTGGCAAGGACAGAACACGCCGGAGACGCGAACAATCCCATTGAAATGAAAGTCACATGGGCGCAACCGAACAATCCATCATAATCCCGTATAGCCCGAGAAAAGAGCAATTGCAGATTCACACTCTGCTGGACGCTAAACGGTTCGGGGTGGTGGTGGCCCATCGGCGCATGGGAAAGACTGTCAGCGCGATCAACCACTTGATTAAAGACGCTGTAAGCAATCAAAAGGAAGCACCGCGATATGCTTACATTGCCCCAACATACGGGCAAGCAAAGCGGGTGGCATGGGACTACCTCACGAAGTACGCAAGACCGTTAGGCGGTACAGAGAACATTTCTGAGTTACGGGTGGACTTTTGGAACCGCCGGATTCAGCTATATGGCTCAGACAATCCCGACTCACTGCGCGGACAGTACTTTGATGGGGTGATTCTTGACGAGATTGGCGACCAAAACCCAAAGATATGGACAGACATCATTCGCCCGGCACTAGCTGACCGTCTCGGGTGGTGTTGCTTTATCGGGACTCCGAAGGGGCACAATCACTTCAAAGACCTACGAGATCGGGCAGAAACTGAGGATGGTTGGGGGCTATTGGAGTTCAAAGCCTCCCAAACAGAGGTCTTGACCATAACCGAACTAAAGGCGGCTCGGGTGGAGATGGGGGACGATAAGTATCTCCAAGAGTTCGAGTGTTCGTTTACTGCTGCGGTGGAGGGCAGTTACTACGGGCAGTTGCTCAACGATTTGGACGAAAAGAACCACATTCAAGAGATTCCCCGCGATGACCTCTGTAAGACAGTGTGTGCATGGGATTTGGGAATGGGCGACTCAACGGTGATTTGGGTGGCTCAAGTGGTCGGCTCAGAAATCCGATTGATGGACTTTTACGAGAACAACGGGGTGGGTCTTGACAGCTATGTTAATTGGTTGAGGCATAATGGATGGGACAAAGCCGAGCAAATCCTACCTCACGATGTACAAGTGCGGGAACTCGGGACGGGGAAAAGCCGACTAGAGGTTTTAACCGATGCTG